ACCGCGAGCTTTAAGACCCGCAGGCAAATTAGATAATGTACCCGCATCAATAAGTTGGCGAAGTATTGACGTTGCTGACTTAGCCAGTCCACCAATGAGATGTATAAGACCTGTGCCGTAGAAACCCAATCCAGGTAGATATTTGTAATGTACGAAATGTAGTCTTTTCTTTTTCTTTTTGTCATCTTCATACCAATTTCTTCTAATCGCTAGTATCTCACGGGAAGACTTGTCAATCGTGATGACATAAGGTCGAGCTATCCCATCAGGGTCATCGAACTCTTCTGGCATGTTCATAGTGACGTGCATCTCTAAAATAGTATGGCGATCATCATCTTCTATGACTGCGCTCTCACCATCAAGCTCATCATATTTTTCCTGAATGTCTGAGAAGTCTGGCTCTGGTTCAGGGAGATCTACCTCTTTGTAAAATCCTGCCACCTGTAGTTCTAGGATTTCGTTAGCTGTTTTCTTCATAATGTGTGTATATCTAGGGCAGGAAGCTAGGTCTGACGCACCGTAGGAGGCAACAAAGTCTTCTGCGGGGACAAACATAGCTACAGGTCTATCCTCTAACGGATCGTAGTAAACCTTTTTGAAAGCAGAACCTGCAAGTGGTAGCTTGAAGAGCATTTGTTCTGTCTCGTCACGATATTCCGTCATCTCTTCAGTCAGAAGATAGTTCATCTCTGTCTGGATTCTGTCAGCTTGATCTGTCTTTTCTGGAGTTAATTTACCCATAATCTTGGTTCTTACTGGCCCAGACGCAGGGAATAACTCACCCATTGCCTGTGCCTGAAACATAGGCTCTTGCCCAGTCTTTTCTAGACTCACGATCAGAATTAAATTCTCCTACAAGTTCAGATGCCATTGATTGTAATACAGCTTCATCGATAAAATCAGCTAGATTTGCATCATGATCTGGACCAACAACACTTTCAGTAAGATCTCCTTCAAAGTCTATAACGACTCCTCCATCATCAGTGTTGATAGCCACTGCATCTGGATTTACTATCTCTACTTCTATATCTGTTGCATCTGCCTCTTCGATGTCTAGATCTGATGGCTCCATCTGTTTTTCGATTGCCATTATGGTCTCCTAAATGTGTGCACAAACTAATGATAGCAGATATTACTATCATACGTCTAGTGGCGAAGCAGATTTTAGGTGGGGGTATCTGCTTCGCCGTGAAGCGCAAAAAAGGGAGAATACGCCTCAACTTATACTATAACAAGAAAAAGGGGCCGCAAAGACCCCTTAGTTGGGAGGAGCAAAAAAATGATAAAACCATCTTTATATTTGCAGCGTAACACAAAGATGTGTAATCTGTAAACAAAAAGGAAACACAATGACAGAATCTAATAAAGCAGATGTTGTTAAATTAAAACGTAACACGTTACTTGCGGAATCCGACTGGAAACAAGAAAACGATAATTCATTGACAGATGACGAAAGAAATGAGTGGTCTGCATACAGTGATGCTTTACGTAACCTCATGGTGCATAAAAATTGGCCTAGTCTAAAAGATGCTGACTGGCCTGCGGAGCCTAAATCTACAGGTAAACCTAAACGTGCAAGAAATCCTAAGGGGCAACTTGTCGGAGACAATCCTGACACGCCCGATGTAAACGAAGCGTGGGAAGGTGGAAAAGCGCCATAATGGAACTTTCAATACCTATGATATGGAATGTTGTTGTTACTTTAGTTGTAGCACCTATGGCATGGTGGATAGGCCAGATGAATAGTGAGCTAAAACGACTCAACATCTTGCTAAACATGACCCGTGAGAACTATATTAAACGAGAAGATCATCAATCAGAGCTGTCTAGGGTGGTAGACCATCTGGTTAGATTAGAAGGAAAAATAGATAAATTAGCAGAAAAGGTCTGAGTGCAGGGAGACGTTCAGGTGGGGTGTAACCATCGATCCAGTAAGTTGTGTAGCTTTAGCAACAGGCGCATTTAAGGCACTCAAGGGTGCAGTGGCGGCAGGCCGTGATTTTCAAGATATGACTAATCAATTGTCTACTTGGGGCAAAGCTTTTAGTGATTTTAATGAAATAGAAAAACGAGAAAAAGATCCGCCCTTCTGGAAAAAGACGTTCAAAGGCTCTGATGAAGAGACAGCAATTGAGATATTTGCCAACAAGAAAAAAATGGAGCAGATGCGGGCAGAGATTAAAGATCACATTAGTTGGACGTATGGCCCTAGCGCATGGAAAGAAGTCTTAGCAATAGAAGCTAGAATGCGTAAACAACGCAAAGATGAGCTTTATCGTAAGCAAGAACAAATAGACGCCATGATAAATTTTGCTATAGGAGCCGTTATATTCCTAATTAGTGGAGGTATACTGTTTGTTGCCTTCTATCTTTTAGGCCAATGGCAGGGCAGGTGGTAGATGTGGGTGTTGTTGTGGATACAGCTAGTAAGCGGAAGTTTCGATCACTACCATGTAGGCAGTTACTCAAGTGAAGAAGCCTGCAAAGCATCTCAGAAAGAGGCTAAAGTTTTAGTCACAAACCAGAACTCTAAGGTTGTGTGTATTAAAATAGAGCGTTGAAGGTAATGGAAACGAAACATCGCCGTTGGGTAGTGTATGATGACACAGATAAAGTTGTTGTCCTGTGTAGAGACAGACGTATAGCAATTAACTTTGCTAATAGTACTCGCGTTTATGGTAATAAGGAGCCTCGTCCTCCCACTCGTCAGTCGGAAGACGAATAAATCCACCCTGACGAAAGCGCAATAACGCCATAACTGTGCTATCAACAAGGTCATCATTAGACATAAACGGAAATCCCGCTATCTCTTCGACTAGCTCATCAGCCCAACGAGTAGACGGAACCCATGTCATGCCCGATGCAATGATATCTGCTACAGAATTAAGCCTTGCAAGCTTGTCACCCGTGCCACGGTGGGGTGTATACTCCTGCACAGGTAGCCCCATACGTCTCATTTCTTGGTAAATCGCCGTCCCTGCGGACTTTTTCTCCACAATAAACGCATCTGGCTCCCATTTTGTGTACTCATCCATAGAAAGTTGCTTCAATTCGGGAAATTCTAGCCGTTTTTTGATAGAATCTAGCAAAATTAGGTGATGTGCGTTCTCTTCTTCGTTAAAAAACACGCCCCACGTGGTTAATGCGGTGTAATCGGCGCGATTATGCTTCTCTGCGGCTGCATCAAGCGACATAATCACATATTCTACGTGCGGAGGTTGGTCATGAGGCCATATCCCCCACCATTCTCGCTTAACTATCGACGCCTCCTCGGCTGTAGGCTTCTGTTGGTACTGTGAGTTCCACTGAAATGCAGGCATAGAGGCTTTTGTGCGCTCTAAAGCCGCCAAATCAAAGAACTCAGGCCACAATGGCTTCATAATTGGCTTACCATCAGCGTCTTCAGCGTCCAAAAGAGCAGGAAACTCTACGATTTCGTACTGATCCGCCATCTCATTCTTCACCATGTCGTTGGTTACACGTCCCGTGAGGTCATCCATGTGCCAACGTGTCTGTACGATAGCTACTCGACCACCTGGCATAAGACGGGTACGTGCACCAAAGGTAAACCATTCATATGCTTTCTCAAACACAGAGAAGTTTCCGTTAATGACATCTTGTTCAGAATGGGGATCGTCGACGAGCAAGAGGTCAGCACCCCTACCTGCAAGAGCAGAACCAATACCACACGCAAAATACTCACCTCCAAAGTTTGTGTTCCACCTACCTGCCGACTTGCTGTCTACCGCAAGGGCAACTTCTGGAAATATATCATTATAAGCTTCGGTGGCGATTAGGTTTCTTACTTTACGCCCGAAGTCTACCGCTAGGTCCGTGGTGTGCGACACCATCATAACCTTTTTATCTGGGTTACGCCCAAGAAACCAAGCAGGATAAAATATACTTACAAGCTGCGACTTACCATGACGCGGGGGTATGTTCACGCAAACACGGTCTTTACTCCCGCTCTCCAATGCCATTAGCTGATCTGCCAGTATCCTGTGATGCCTACCAACTTTGTAGTCAGGCTGCATCTTCTTACAGAACTCTATCAGGTCATCTCTTGTCTTTTGTAGAGTATCTTCTTCCTCTAACTTGCGAATCATCTTGTCTAAAGACATCAACGATGTCTCGCTAGACGAATCTAGCATAGTCAACATTTCTTCGTATTCGGCTTTAGTTACTTTCAACATTTGAGAGTCCAAGCTCTTTGTCCACATCTATTGGGCCGTCATCCGTTACATCTTCGTAGTCAATGTCGTCTATGACCTCAACCATTCTAGATAACTTCTCACGTAGTTGCTCCCGTAATTCATCTGTAGACTGATGTGTGACAGTTACTTCCGTCTTTTCTGTAAACAGACCTACATCTCCAATCTTGCCTAACAACTCTAACGCACGGACTCGTATACGAGAATCGACGTTGTCGCTTTCAAGAATTAGTTTGTTTGTCACAAAATTTCTCACGTCGGCTGCGTCCTCTACAACTCTGTGACTAAACTTCTTGAGCATATCATTTGCCAATACGATCTCGGCGGGGGTCATCCGTGCCACACGTTTTGTTGTTGCCACTGACGATGTTTTCTTTGGATCTTCTGCATATGCTGTAGTCAACGCAGATGCCGTATCTTTAGCTTCGCTGTTTATATCTACCTGCAACCCGTGCTCAGACAAGAAGTTTACCGTTTCGGCAGCGGCTTCAGTGCGATCCTGCAAGTCATCTAACTCATGTTGTATTGGCGTTGCTTTAGTCGGTATGTCGGGTTCGGGTTCAATGTGTAGTGTCATGTATAGTCCCACCTTGTTTATGCCATTATAGAAAATTTTTTTAATATATCAATCTGGGACTCCTATTCTATTTTTTGAATATATAAGGGGGGTGGGGGTACGAACTGTGCCGAAAAGGGGTGGGGGGTACTAAAACTCGTAGAAAATGAAAATTTTTGTGCAAAATAGTATTATATAACAGTACATACGCATGCGCGTACAGGGGGGGATGGGGGTAGGTGGGGGTCAAGCAAGTGTTAGTCACGTGACTAACAGTTAGTCAAACGTAATTAATATTATGTAAACGTGTCTATATTAGTCGCGTGACTAACACTTGCTTGCTATAAATACTTTATCGGGACTAGCGAGACACAATGTTTTCCGCCGATCCATTGAAAGGTAAAAACAATGGCTATTAAAAATTCGACTTTCGCCGACTTCGCAAAAAGCGAAGTTAAAACTTTAACTGTGGCAATGGGCTTGCAAGCTGATGCCGAAAGCGCGGCAATCAAAGCTGAAAAGGGATGGCATAAATTTATTGCCATGCTAGAAGAGCGCGGTATCAGTATTGACTATCTTAGAAGCCCAACTGGTGGTCTCGGACCAATTGACGGACGTCATATTGATATCCGTAACTTCGTCACTATGAATTTACTCTTGCCAGTAAATGCAGAAGATCCACAAGCTATTCTGGATTTCGTGACCGACGAAGAAAAAGCGGGTAAAGCTGAGCGCGAATTTACTGTTGTACATAAGGGTAAAATGCAGTCGGTCAATAAGACTAAGCAAAAATGGCAGTCTTGGATTAAAGACTTGGCAACAAATCTTTACAAAAAAGTAAAGCGAGCTGAGCCTAAAAAGACTGGCGCAAAAAAGGCAACTAGTGATCAATTCACATTACTAGCTAAAGATATCGCATCGGCCTTGAAGCGTATCAAGAAGCTTGATCCAGAAAAAGATCAAAGCATTGTTGATCTGGATATCGTTTCGATCACTCTCGGTTTACAAACCGCACAAGATCACTTGACCCAGAAATAATTACATTGCCCCGAGGCTTCGGCTTCGGGGCTTTTTTTGTGCCTAAATTTTCGTCAAATTATGCTTTGCTTTCGGCGCAGCAAATTATGCCAGTTCCCGAGCAGCACCACGCCAGTCGCACGTCACACACATACAATTATGCCAGTTACCGAGCAGCACAACGCAAGGTCGTTAGTCAGATAACTAACACATAGCCACACATAGACACGTATACATACAGTTAGTCACGTGACTAACAAGCCAGGGGCAATGCCAGTTCCCAATCAGCAATACGCAAGTTGTTGATTTTAAAGGATTGTTACCGTGTTTCTTTTTAGTCTGCAAATTGTTACTTTTTAAGTTATTGTTTTTAAACGATTGTTACCAATGTTTCCTATGTTTCCTTAAAAATATTACTTGAGAACAATTCGTCTCCCCCTCTTTTTGGTATTATCCACAACGTCTTTCACAAACCCCTTCGTAGCCCCCAAAAAAAGTAACATGGTAACATTCGTTTGTTTTCAATGACTTAAAAGGAAACATGGCACGAAACCAGAAAGTAACACGGTAACATTCGTTTATTTACAGATAGTTAGCCACCTGACTAACGCAGCAGCAGTTCCGCCACCCACCACAATATCACACACGTATGCGTACACATGAACTCATAAATAGGTAACATACCACGTTTAGCTATGTTTGATCACATAAAGATAGATCTCTCTAAACCTTGACATCTGTGAGTACATATGATATAGTATAACTACAAACTAAGAAATCTAACAACAAACAACAAAGGAGACCACATGGTTAGTCAGCCAACTAACACCGACAGCGACGACGATCTGATCGCTGCTTACATTGCCGAAAACGGTGCGCCTCGCGTCTACGAGACTGGTATGCGTTGGCTTGTTTCGCGTTGTCCTGCAAGCTACGATCCGCAGGTCACATTCCGCGCTGTTGACAAGCGCAACCCTCACGTCTGCAACCGATGGGCAGACAACTAAAATCAACCGTTAGTCAGCCGACTAACACAACAAGGAGAAAACAATGGACTATTCAACTTTAATTGCAGCAGATGGAACTAACAAAGCCCATCTATTTGATAGCACTGGCGAAGCATATAATGCTTGCCAATGTAACAGCGAGATCAAGACTGGTGATACTCTCGTCATCGAGAGTGAAGGGGTCGTTGGACTTGCCGACACATGGCCTTTCGCAATCACAGACGAGTCTGGTGATCTTCACAGTGTGAACCGTGAAACTGCCACACCAAGCAGTCACGCATATTCATGTGGTATCACAGCCGAGCAAGTTGCTCACGCATATTACATAAAGTCAGTCGTGGAGCAGTACCACAGGGAGAACCAGTAATGAGTTACTGTATAGAATGTGGAGATTGGTTTCCAGATAAACGAGCCGAGCTAGGCTATCCACATTGCCTGTCATGTGGAGACGCACATGCACAAGAAGAGAGATTGGGTTGGTGTATCGTGCCAACCCCTAAAGGACACTACACACGTGTCACAAACAAAGAGGAACTAAAGCACCTCAATCAAAAGAGCCGTTAGGCAGAAGGAGAACTACAATGAATATCCAAATGATAGATGCCCCAATGGGCGAAGGTAAAGCCGAACTAATGCAAAGCGTTAGTCAGTTGACTAACAACACCGCAACACTTTCATCAAGCGCAATGCTTGTGACTGTGAACATCTCAAAGTGGGAAGGTCGTAAGCACGACAAGAAAGCGTCAGCCGATATTGTTGCATCGAATGGCGCAGAGCGTGGCGCAGCTAACGTACACAAGAAGCTGCTACCAAACAGTGATGCACTCAAAGCGATCATCGAGCACGCATCTTTGATGCATCGCACACATACACATATGACTATGCCTTGGGCAGATAAAGGTGATCGCCTGTTAACCACGGCAATGTACATGAAGTATCACAATGAAATGACTACACTGCAAAACAAATTCTATGCACTGGTAGATACGTTTGGTGATGATTACGTACTTGAGCACGCGCAAGCGCAAGTCCATCTTGGTGATATGTACGATCCAAGTGACTACCCATCAGTCGAAGAATTACTCGGCAAATTCAAGTGTGTGATAACTTATTCACCTTTACCAGAGAGCGGTGACTTCCGTGTGGACTTGCCGAAAGAAGCTATCGCAGAATTACAAACTAGCTATGTCAACTATTATGAGGAGAAAACAAAGAGAGCAATGAATGACGTATGGGAACGTCTGTACAAGGTATTGAAAAACATGTCGGAGAAACTCGACTACACAGATAAAGAAAACAAAAAAGTTTTCCGTGATACGCTTGTGTCAAACGTCACCGATATGGTCGAACTGCTGCGTGTTAGTAACGTGGCTAACTCGACGCGAATGTCAGCTATGGCTGATCAACTAGAAGAGGTACTCGTGGGAGTCACACCTGATGCACTGCGTGAGGACGACTACTTCCGTGCCGAAACCAAACAGGCGGTGGACAAAGCAATCGCTAACCTACCGTCATTAGATATATAAACAGTCTTTGGAGGACAACATTATGAATACAGCACAAAACATGTACAACCTAGATCTGTACGAAACTGAAGGACTACTTGCAGAACTAGGTCAAGAGATCACTTTCCTAGTCACTGGTGATATGGGTCAAGGTAAATCATCGCTACTCGATATGCTATCGGAGCGGTTTCCAGAACACGTACCTGTGTACTTTGACGCAACAAACAAAGACTTGGGCGACATGGCGTTGCCTGATCTTAACTCGGCAAACGATGGGTATGTTAGGTTTGTGCCTAACGAAGAGATGGGCTTACACCTAAACAAACCTGTCATTGTTATGATCGACGAGTATGGCAAAGCTAATCCATCGGTCAAGAATGCGCTCAACTTATTCATGTACGAGCGTAAGATGGGTGGCTACAAACTTCATCCAGATAGTATTGTCTTTGCGACGACTAACAAAAGTGGTGAGGGTGTCGGTGACATACTGCAACCGCACCAGTACAATCGTATTACAGAGATTACTCTGCGTAAGCTAAGTCATATGGACTGGATCGAATGGGGTATCAGCAACAACATTGATCACCTCTTACTTGCTTGGGTCAAGGACAACCCACAGTTGTTCTATCCGTGGGAGAATGTGAAAGACCCAGACGAGAACGAGTTTATCTTTCATCCCAAAGCCGTGGGTCGTAAGCATTTCTTCACGCCACGTTCAGGTGAGAAGGCGTCGCGTATCTTACAGAAACGTGCACACCTGAGTGACATACAGTTAACGGCAGCACTGATAGGTACAATCGGTCAGCGCGGTGCGAAGGATCTCATGGCGTTCATACGACTAGCCGACAAACTACCTACGCTTCAGTCTATCAAAGACGATCCAAAGAATGCGCTTGTGCCTGATACGGCGGCGGCAAAAGTCATGGTCGTGTATCGTACACTGGCAAGTCTGGA